CTAAAATTTGACATTAAAGCTGTTTTTACTTGTACTGCTGCCTGTTTATATTTTGCATCAATAGAATCCCAATCAACACCCTTGGCACTACTTGTTTTAGTTTTAGCCAATATAGCATAGGCATCATTTACATCTTGTGCCATTCTAACATCACCACCTTTATCAGGATGATGCTGCATAGCAAGATCACGGTATTTCTTTTTTAGAGCTAACTTATCATTAATTTCAGTAGCACTCATACCAAAAATCTCTAGTGCTTTATTGAAATCCATTGTACGTTCAATTATATATTCTTTAAATCTCATATTTTAATTCCTTACTCTCAACTGAGAGTTAGTTGCTATTACCTCATGGTTCAAATAGGGTATATCTTGTAATTAATTCTCCATCCTCTATTCTTCCTTTAAGCTCAAAGGATAAAGGACCACCTGAAGCACCTGAAGCAAATGTTGATGTAGTATCCAATGTTCCATTTTCTGTTGGATAACTTCCATAAATCTTTTTGATAAGACCAACATCAGTTGTAGGTTTGAAGAACCAAGTCTGTACTTCAAAATCTAATGTATAATTAATGACTCTATATTCCATATCAGCCATTTCATGAGATATTTCAGGTGTAGCACTTCTAAAAATTATTTTAACATCATATGCCATATCTAAATCATCTAAATAGACTCTAATAAAGGCATGTGGACAAAAGAATGGTAATATCTGTTCCATAATTTGGTCAATATCTACCATATGTAATGCCCATATATTCATTGTAAATGTTAAGTTATAAGGACATGGATGAAGTATTGTTGCTACTGATGGTGAATTCTCACCTATATTAGTACAACTTGCAGTAAATTCATAATTACCATTCGCCTTTCTATCTGCTGCATAATCAATAGAACTAATATAGGATGTTATCATTGGTAACATCTCATCATCTTTTCTTTCATTAAGCCAATAATAAACCTTCTCTTTAACAGAATGTTTGATAGGAACAGTTATATATCTATCAACTGTTGTACCATCAGCAGCATATCTTGCTATTTTTATATCATTGAATGCATCGAAAAACTGTATAATGGTTTTTCTGAACACGTTAAAAAAGAAATATTGTTTCATTTAATTACCTTAATTCTCTCCTTTCAACTATAACTTCAACACCCTTCTTTGTTATAAATCCTTTCTTTCTTTGAATAGTTATAGGAACAATAACTGCTGTTCCCTTTTCTTGAAAATTTTGTTTTAATGCAATCGCCATATTAACTTTAGTTGAATTACTTTTTATAGTATACTCAATATTGTTATCAGGTATATCCTGTTTATTCTTACCCCTTTTTTTAGCAATGTGTTTCTTAACATCATCAATATCTTTGCGTAATTGAGACCCCATTTTTTGAACAAACGCATCTAAAACAAAATCCAAATCCTTTGTAGTAATAGGTGGTTTATTTCTAGCATCATTAATTCTTAATTTATTCATATGCTTTGAAAATTCAAAATGTGTCAGGCCAAATGGTTTAAGTTTATTAAGCCATTTCTTCTCAAATGCACTCATATCTCCCATTGAAACGTCTTCACTCAAATATTTTAAAAATCTCATATTGTCTCCTTAAAAAAAAGAAAGATGCTGTTCGATAAGTTCCCACTTATCTAGTAAGGGTTTCAGCCTTACGTTTCCTCTCCTTCTTTTCCTGGGATATCTTGTGGAACAATTCTGTACTTAAGCAACGGCTTACCGTTAATAGTGATATCCCCCTTCTCATTCTTACCTATCGACTTCACTACTATCCTCTTGTTCTTGAACTTACCACCTAAAACAACATCCCCTATATTAATGGGAATGTTTATATCTTCCTTTATATATTTATAAAACTTCATAATTAATATCCATATATGTTAGTATCATAATCAGCAGGATAATCAAATATCTCATCACTTTCTTCTTCAAGATCAAGATTATCCCCAAATGCTGATAGTGGTTCTGTTGTAGTGTCCTTAATACGATTAGGATCAGTAGGTTGTCTAGTGAACCTTGAAATTCCTCTTGCAGATTCAGATTCATCTGAAAATCTGTAAGGTCTAAGGACAAAATTCCAAACCATTTTCTTTAATTGAAATATCTTTTCTTCTTCATCAATATCAGCAAGCTCATATGCTCTATTGTTCCATAAGGTAACAACGGCATCACCAGGTTTAGGGTGATATCCTGCTGATACATCTCTTGAGAATGTAAATTTAGGAATGCTTGTAAATGATATTACTTCTTCAGAATTGATACCAAACCCTGTTGTAAGAGTAGGTTCTTCCGTAGGTTCATATATAAGCTTAGTTTCATATGGTCCGAAGTATCTTGTTGCAGGATTTTCACCATATAAATAATCTTTTCGCCTTGATTCATCTCTTATATAATATTGGCAAACGATACCTGATATATCTGTAAACTCTGATATTACAGATTCAAAAAGATCATGCTCTACATTTCCTGCAAGATGATGTAATTCCCATAAAGGTTTTGTTGTTTTAATAGCCATTATTTATCCTAGTATTTTTTTACTAAATGTCTAGCATAATCATTTGCATCTTTTTCATTAGGAAATATCTTTGTTATGTCAAGAAATTTATTAGCATCAGTATCTTTTAATCTAACTGTATATCCTTCCATATTTTCTTTCCCCCATTTAGCACCAACATGTGCTTCAATGCCATATTCTTTATTCTTGAAAACACTAATTGGTTTTCTATCTTTTTTAGCCTCATTTACTTTTGGAACATCCTTCAATGCATTCTCTAAAAATTCGTTTAACGTACTTGGCATAATTATCTCCTATTCCATTAATCTTTCATGTGTTTCCATAACAAGCATCAAAGCTTCTTCTATTTCTTTAACCCTTTTCTTTAATGCTATAAGCTCTTTTTTTGTACTGCTCATAACAACACCCTCATTAGTACCACTCCCCCCTCTCATTTTTGATCTTAATGAATCAATTCTTTGTCTCATATAACTATCATGAGCAGTATAATCAGTATGATCATCAACTTCAGGTTGTATATGTTTTTGTGGTGCAGGTGTTTCGTTAATAGCATCTCCTAATGGACTTCCTTGAGCTACACCAACATCAGGTTCAACAACCATTGACATATCCACTTCTTTAAATGCAGTTCCATCTTTTAACATTTGCTCATAAGCACTTCTAATTTTCTTCACGTCTTCTACTGACATATTATTTCTCCTATATTTTTTTAATTTTTCTTTCTAATGCAGTAATCATTCCTTTTATAACTTTTATTTCTTCTTTACTTGGATTGACTTCTATAATATTATCAATAACATAATCTAATGAATCAACAATGTCACTAAATTTTCTTGGTTTTCTTATTATTTCATTTAGATATTTATCTGTTAAATCCATTATTTATCTCCTGTTTTTTCTTCTGCTTCTTCCTCACCTTCATCCTCATATTCATCCCATTGAGGATCAACTTGTTCTAAAATATATTCAAATTCACCAACATGAACTTTTTCTTCATTGGCTATATCTTGAAGAATTTGTTTTAAATCCTTATTTGTAGCTTGTGGTATCATTTGCTCATATAAATTTGCAGCATCTAATTCAGCAACCATAGCCAATCTTGCTATTGCAGCATCTAATGATTTGCCTTTTTTGCTAGCAACTAATTCATTAAATTGAACAAATAATTCATTCAAAGCTTTTGGTTTATTGCTTTCTGTTATATAATCTTTAAATTTACTCATTTTTTTCACCTTGCTTTTCCATCTTTAATAATCTTGTATAATAATCAGGTAATTCTGCTAAATGATCTAATGAAATTCTTTTAGCAATAGCTTTATTTTTAGTATGTTCCATTTCAACTTTTATTCCCATTTCAAGTTCTTTAGGATCAGCATCCTTTTCAAGAAATTTTTCTTTTTTAGCTTTACCTGTTCCTAATATAGAACCTAATATTGAATATATATATCCTTCAAATTTATGTTCATCAATTCCAAGTTTATTTGCAAGAGCATGTACATCTTTATCAGGTGGACTTGGATTATCTGCAAAAAAATCCATTATTTCAGAATATATTTTAGAATCCTTTTCAGACCCTTCATTCATAAATTCTCTAAACTTTCTCATATTTTACCCCCAAAGAATTCCATACCCTTCATGTCCTTCTTCTAATCTTAATCTTTCTTCAAGTGTTTCTTTTTCTTGAATACCTTCTTGAAGTAAAGCTTCTCCATCTAATGCAATACCCACATTGCCTATTGAATTAAACTGTGAAAATTTACTTCTTATCCTTCCTAATATAATTTTACATTCAGCTAATGCATAATCAAATATCCAATCTGATGTATAAAAGTTGGTGTCTGAATCACTTGTATATAATCCCCTTCTTTTCCATGAAGATTGAGATAAAACTGTTTCCATATTTCCATAATGACTTCCTTCAATCATATATGATCTAATAAGAACAAAGCCTGGAGAATCAACAGTTTCATTTTGTCCTTGTTCATTTACTATTTCTAATGCATTTCCTGAAGGTGGAGCAGGATGAACTTCTAATTGATTAGTATATCTATGATATTTATAATTATATGTTGATGGAGTATATCTATCTAATGTTTTTAAATAATCTATCGCCATATGATAACTTAAAATAGAATTCCCATATGCTACACCGTTCCACATAACATTTCCATAAAAACCTCTAGTATACATAAAGTTTTCTAATGTGAATAGTGTATTTATTCCATATCCCCTTCCTTGATCATCATAATCCATTATATCAACAACACCAATAGGAAGATCATAAAAATTCTGACCTGCCAATAAAAGAGTAGTAAAATATGTTTCGACTATAGCATTACCAACACCCCATTTTACCCATTTTTGTTTAGCATAATCAATAGCATCATAAATCTGTTGTGTATCCAATTCTACTTTTATAACAGGAGCACCCAATCTTCTCTTTATAAGTTCGGCTAAATCTCCTTTCGATTGTCTAATATCTAGTGCCATTTTGGATTACATCTCCCATTTATATGTATTGCCACCTGCTTTAATTAAAAAATCATCATCAATAAGTTCTTTCCAAACTTTATCAAATGTCTTTTTATTAACTCCCTTTACATTATCTTTTACAAACCCCCACATTGTTTTTTGATCTACCTTTCTATTATTTCCAGAAAGATGATCTCTAATGTGATTTTCGATCTCGTTTTCTTTTGTCATTTCGCCTAAATATTTTTCTATTAAATCCATTTAAAATTCTCCCCCTGTTCCTGTTTTCTTTAAGCTTGGAGCACCTAATCTTCTTTTAATAAGTTCGGCTAAATCCCCTTTTGATTGTCTAATATATAGTGCCATTTAATTCTCCTTACCTGTAGAAACATCCATGCTTGGAGCACCATGATCAGGAATACCCATAGCTCTTTTTCTCATAGATTTAGCTCTTTTCTTTGCTGCCTTTGCTTGTTTTCCTTTATTGGTACTAAATAATCTGCCTCTTTTAATAGCTGCCTTTTTTCTTTTCTTTTTTTCAACAGGACTCATCATAACACATTTACCATCTTGTGCTTTCATTCCTGCAACAGCACATATAGTTTTTCTCTTAATTTTACCTGCTCTAATTACCTTTTTTAGTATTTCGTTAAGATACATATCTAATTTGTTATCTATATCCATAATAAATCCTCTCATTGAATATATTTATATTTCTAATGTTATTTATATATTTTTACATATCGAAAACACTTGATTTAGTTAGCCATGACCAATCATCAACATCATCTTCAATATCTGAAAGAATACCCCATGCATCATCCTTATCTTCATCCTCATTTCCCTTAAATGACCATTCCTCACTTAAGATATTCATTTCAAATAAATAACAAGCCCAAAATAAAGCATCAACTAAGTCATCATCCTTGTCTTTACCAAAGAATTTCCCTTCTTCCTCAATATAAGAACCCAACTGTTCAATGGTCTCTCTATCTTTAAGCTCAACAGACCCATCTTCAATGAGTTTCTTCATTAACAGTACTGCTTTAGGTTTGGTATTCTTATTTGATCTAATACCAAGATTCGCCTCTTTAGACCCCGTATTTACTAAATTCTCATTCTCCCAATGCCACCATAATTGACTGATAACAGCAGAACCTTCACCATTATTTTCACATAGGATATATGCATTGTTGTAATAGATGGATAATCTATGAATTATTTGAGCAAATTCATAAACATCCGTTAGATTATCTTCAAATGCAGCAACTTGAGTAAGGTCTACGGGAAGTGTAGAGTTTATTCTAAGGATTTGAATTGTAGAATAGTGCTCTCCTGTACCTTTAGCAGGGTCAACACCTATAACATATTTACATCCATCTAATGGTTTTTCCCATATTCTCAATCTATCTTTTAAATCCATAAATCTTGGATCAATATCCATACTAAGCAATGTTCTTAATACTTCAGGATTAATAACTGTATTTGTAGACCCAAGGAACTTACATGCAAATTCTTGATTGAATCCATGAATACCAAGATTCTTGATCTGCTCTTTTGCCCATTCCTTATCTCTGCCCGGAACCTTATCCCAAATTACCTTTTGAGGAACAAAAGAATTACCTTGTTCCCCATCAGCATTAGCACCCATCCATAGTCTATGGAAGATGTTAAACATGCCATTTGGAGTTGATATAATAATGATTCTTGATTGTGTAGAAGATGAAATAGTAGGATAGTTACTTGCCCAAAATTCTTCTGCTGCATTAGAAGGAACAAATGCAAACTCATCACAAATAACGATATTCATAGGCCAACCACGAAAGGCATCTTGTGTGGTAGCTGATATAATTATTTTTGTTCCATTGTCGAATGTTATAGAGGTTTTGGCATATTCTGTTACGCCGGGCTTTACCCATGCAGGTAAACTTTCATACATTTTTTTGATGTTATCTAATATTCTTTTAGCTGAAGATTCTTTATTGGATACAATACCAATATTCTTATTATCATTAAATATCGAATACCAAAGAGCATAATTTGCTACAATGGTTGTTTTACCTGATTGTCTTGCCCAAAGACCAATAAAAAATCTATTTTGTTCAAGAAGATTTAATGTATCAATTTGATATGGATATGGATCAAATAAAACCTCACCTTGATCCAATGTAACAATTTTAACGTAATTTTTTGTAAAGTATAATATATCATCTCTACATTTTAATAGCTCTTGTATCTGCTCATCTGTATATTCTAATTCTGTATTTGGTCTTTTGATGTAATTATCATCATAACGAATTGCCATAAATCACCCCTTAAACATAAATATCTAAATATATTTATATTTTTAAAGTGAGTTTTTGACAAAAAAAAGGGGATAAGGTTTCCCCTATCCCCTTTGGAGCACATAAAACAACTGGCAGTCATGTCATATATTTACATTGATCTTACGTCCTTTTAATTTAATCCATCTACGATTTTTTTTATCATAAATACTTCCATTACTATAATAAAGAAAATGTTTATTGAAGAATTTTCTATTTTCAATTTGTTGATATCGTTCAATTAATGGTTTTATATAGTTATATGCATTTTGAATAATAATAAATTTAGCAGAATTACCACCTTTATCAGGATGGTATTTTTTTGCAAGAATACGGTATCTCCTTTTAAGTTCAATCATAGAGATATCTGAAATCTTGTTAATTTTAAAAATTCTAAAATATTGATCTGTATTAATCATTTATCCATTCTTCCCATTGTTGGGGATTCCATATTATGTTCTTATACCATCTTGTATGGCAATCGGGACAATAGAAATAAGGTTCCTTTTCAGTAGCATCGAATGATGTATAATGGGAAAAATCTTTTTTAAATTCATGAGCACATATATCATGCTTTTTTTCCCATGTCAACATTTGATTTATTTTAGTCATTACACAACTCCTTTGCCCATTTATTTTGAATTTCATAGGACAACCCATGACCCCAAAAGAAATATTGAAGGTCTTGTTCAGTCATTTCAAGGTCTTCACCATCAACCAACCATCGAATTGCAGTTTCACGATCACTAGCACCAAGAGCAATGGTACGTTTGATAAGCATCTCAAACTGAACCAAAGCTTCAGATTCACGTTTAGTTTCATAAAGCATGTTATCATCACAGATAAAGGATAAACGTGCATATTCAGCCTCTAGCTCATCCTTAGTCCACCATTCTTTATAGGAACGACAACGAAAACCATAAGCTTCTTTGGAAAAATCAGAAAGGTCAGTTTTGGAAAAATGGATAAGTTCGGTCATGATATTCTCCTTAGAAGGGTTTATTCGCCTAAAGGGGGGGGATACCCCCCCTTATTAGGGATTGATTATTTCATAACACCCTTCAACATATAATCATCAATCCGTTTTTGCCAATAAGGTTTCTTGGCCTTTGCTGCTTTGGAACGGTTTTTCTGAAGTTTATCCAAGTAAGCAGCACCCTCTTGACGTTTGCGTTCGATTTCTTTGAGATCAAACATGATAGACTCCTTTCTAAAGTTGAGTGGTTTTTCCTGTCAATACATTAACAACTTTTGTTCCTTCACCAAATGCTGCTCTCATTTCAAACATTTCTTCAGCAGAAGGAACATAATCTTTCATTCGTTCCTTATATTCAGCAACAAATTTGGAAGTATCAGCTTCTCTTGCTGCTACACATTTGGCAAAGGTTTCTTCATCAAGATTCCAACATTCAAGCATATCAGAAAAAGGAACACGATTATTGCTTTTCCATCGGTAAACACCATCTTCATCCTGATAAGCATCTTTAACTTTTTTGGCATTTTCCAATTTTTCTCTTTCTTTCCAATCCATTTTGTTCCCCTTTTCGTTTGCGTTATCTGACATTACTATAGAGCAACAGGTATGCCAAAAGTGGATAAAAAATGAAAAAAAATATAAGTGATTGTTTTGATTAGATATTTTAAATTAATGCAGGGGGATCAGATAAAAATCCAACCCCCCTGCTATGTAAATAATGACAGAAATTGTCAAACATATGACAAAATTTGTCATTAAGTATCATCATTAAGATTCATTCTTAATTCTGGAATCCCTTCTGTTTTAGGTTTAGATGCAACGTATTTGAATTTACGTTTATTCCTAATGGTTTTCAGGGTGCATTTTTCACCCCATAGAAATTGAATATGATTTAGTGTATTTTGTGCATATTCAGGTTCAAGATCAACACCAATATGTTCATGCTTCAATAAAAGTTCATTTCTTGAATAAAAATTTCCATTAATTATAAATATTTTAGGAATTCCACTATGAGAAAAACTTCTAATGATGATATCTCTAATTTCCTCATCTTTTTTATCAGCAACAACCAATTCTTCATAAAATATATTACTTGACTTAATATATAGGTATAAATTAAGCTTTCTGACAAGATCAGTAGTTAAGAAATTATTCATAAACATCCAATCATTAGATGTTCTAACAATTTCAAAAACTTTTTCTATACCTTTCATGGATTGATTATTATAATTGATTTTTTCTTCATGATTTTGTATTTGATCCCAATCATTACCATGTCTACCCGTATCCCATCTTTCGATAATATCATAATACATTTCACTTCCTATAAGATAAGGATTCATAGCATATGGATTCATAGCTTTAACTAATGAATTGGAATAATTTGTTTCTGCATGTTCTGTTGCATCTAAATATCCTTCATTAAACAATTGTCTTAAAATGGTTTCATGTATATAGGTAGCAAACCCCTCATTCATGTATTTTGTTTTCATGCTAGGCCAAATATATTGACCCCATGCCCTAACTATTTCAAGTATATCTTTTTGCCAATCAGAAAGAACTCTAGAATGGTCTATGATATATCTTAGAAGGTCTTCAGTTGGTTCAACAGGAGTCTGATTTTTTAATTGTCTATATAGATCATGATTCCATCTTTCCCTATCAATTTCAGCATCATCATCATTTTCAAAAAAATCATTAAATTCTGTTACTTGTTTATCATGCTTTTTTTGCTTCATTCTTTCAAACATTCTTTCAAGTTTTTCTTGTTCAGTTTCTTCAGGCAACCAAGGATTTGAATGCCACATAAGAGCATGAGCAGCATCAACTGTTTGTTCAACAATATCAATTCCATATCTTCTTTCATATTCTTCAAATCTTTTAGAAGCAAGAGAAAGCTTACTTGAAATATTTGAATCATTTTCAAAGTGATATTTGTTCATTTTATAAAAAGCAACATGACCCACAACATGAGCAATGATCAATGATTGTACAGCAATAGTATTATCTATCATTAGATATGCTCTTGCAGGAACAGTATTTACAACTACCTCATAAGGCAATGCTTGACCAAGTTTTTCATATAAGGTTCTTACTCTTTCATAATCCCTTCCATATTTCCAATTTGAAATTTGTCCTGGCATATTATATGCCATCATTTCAAACATTTTTTCTTTAGGGATAACATCAAATTCAATATCACAAAAGTCAAGTCCCATGTCTTTTGAAATTTCATATACACGTTCTTCTATTTTTTTAAGTCTAGGTAGTTCTTCTATTCTCATGTTTCTGTCCTTTCAGGATGATTAATACCAAGCATATGCTGGAGGCAAGGCCAAATTTGAGATTTATCCTTAATAACAGAAAGAAGAAATCTTTTTTCATTATTAATCCAAAATTTTCCTTGATTCTCATTGCTTCCCAATGTGGTTTCTTTGAATTTCCATCTTTTTAGACATTCAGGAAGTAATGTTGAATATCCATAACTGTATTGTATATCATGGTCAAACATATCATGATATGGTTTGATTTCAATATAAGATAACATGTTAATGCCTTTTTCTATCATATCTTCCATTGAACTAACTGCATCTAACGGTTCAAAATCTTCACCATCAGAACAATAGATGCTATAAATATTCCACTCATTTAATGGATATTCTGTATCAATAATATAGTTGGCTTTTTTGAAAGCTGAACTTGCAAGTGTTCCACCTGTCAACCCACCATAAAAAAATGTATCTTCATCTACTTCACTTGCTATTTCAGTATGTTGAATAAATCTAATATCAACAAATTCATACTGTTTACGTAACCATGATACCATCCAAAATAAAAGAGACTTCACAAGATATTTCTTATCAGGAGTCATAGACATTGATACATCCATCATAGCAAATACAACAGCTTTAGAACAAATTTCAACATCTTCTGTAATCTGTTTAAAGCGTAAATCATCA